AGCTGATCTAATAATTACTTCTAAGTCTGTGTCTGCAAAAATTTTGAATCCGTAAACAAAAGTATCGTTACTACCATTGCCTGAGTATGAATTTTTTACTGTTGTGCTTGATACTGTCATGTCTTAAAAACCTTTATTACTTCTTGATGGCTTTGTAAATAAATATTCTTTGTTATAATGCTTTTTCATTCTTTTTCCTAGTCTTTATTGATTAAAATCTGGTATAATAGAACCTGGTTTTAAATAGTAATTTTGACCTCTTTTTTCTTCATGTTTTTTTTTCATTCTATCAAAATATCCAGGATCAAGCATTTCTTTAACTTGGTAGCCAATTAAATAATCATAAGCAGCTTTAGTATAATATAGGTTTAAAAATGGTGTATGACCTTCCGCTAATTCAAAAAATTTTTTACCTGCTTTTTTGGGTTCATTCATTGTTGATACCATATCAAGTAATTTTTTTAAATCAGAAGCAGTTGGTCCAAGTGCAGTTTCAAAAATACCATTTCCATATTCATTTTGTATTTCGCTTATTAAAAAATCACCATAAATACCTGCACCGCCACCTTGTGCAAATGCTTGTAACATAGTGTTTTTATTTTTAGGATCTCTTGGTGATCTTCCACGAAGCATATCTTTTGTAGACATTGCTAGATAACCAAAGAAAGTACCTAATAACAAAATACTTGATAAACCACCAAGTTTTGCAAGACCACTTTCATTTGGTCCATAAGAATATAATTCTCTACCAATAATTTTTTTCCACATACTAATAGGAAAACTTTTAAACTGCATTATAAATCTTATAGTTTCTCCCATTGGAGTTCCTTTTTCTAAACCTTGATTTGTTATAGCTCTAACCGCAGCATCTGGTTCTGGTGAACCATGTTTACCTTGATCTGATAAAACATTTTTCCATGTTAATTGTAAATCTGCTTTAAAATTTCTAATTTCTCTTGCACTTAATTTTCTACCAACATAATTAATAATGGAATTATTAGATATGTCGTCTATACTTTCTGCTGTTAAATATCTTTTATTATCAACAGCCAAAGTTTTTATAGAACGCAACATATTCCATTTACCATCATCTATTCCATACAATGTTAAAAAATTTTGTTCTCTTATACTTAAATCAGATAATTTTGTATCAGCTAACATTCCATAATGTCTTGATAAACCAAGTGCCATTGAACTTTTTAAACTTGCAACCCAACCATTCATACCATTAAATTTAAAAAATGTATTTTGTAGTCTACCCATTCTTCCCCAAGTATCATCAGCTGCACCATAAATATTACCTCTAAAAGCTGTAGCAGCAACTGAGTTGCTAGTAATTTGTAAGACTTCCATTGCCGCTGTATCATTTGTTCTAAACAATCCAGACATAGCTTCAAACAAACCACTTAACAATCCTCTTCCTTGAAAACTTGTAGTACCCATATATTGAGCTAAATCACCAAATGATGATATACTGGCTGAACCTAATCTAGCCATGTTACCAGTTGACCTTACAACCATTCCTACTCTTGCTAAAAGTTGGCTTCCAACTGCATTAATACTTCCATCTAATTCAGCAAATTGATTTGCAAAAGTTTTAAAATTTAATTGTGAAATCATTTTTGGGTCTGATTTTTTATATTTTTTTTTTAATAAAGACAAAACTTTATCTAAAGTGTTTCTAGGATTTGTTCCTAGTTCTTGCATTAAAGCAATATTTCTTGAACTTGTAGCTAATACAGAAAATATACCTTCTTTTAAAGAAGGTTCTCCAAATTTTATATTATATTCTTGTCTTGCTTGTGCATTTTTAAAATGTAAAACTCTTGCCGCATTTAAACGATTAGTTACATTTTTTGTTCCATAAATACTATCTGCACCACTATATTTTGTGTGGTCTCCAGACATTAAACTATCAAAAATACTATCTAAAATTTCATCAATTTTTACAGGATCATTTACATTTCTAAAAGTTCTTTTTAAATCTAATCTACTTTTAATATATTCTCTCCAAGCATATCTATTATCTGTAATTAATCTTGAACCTATATCGGCTATTGCCATTTTTTCTGTGTTATGAGACATTTTTGTAATCCAATCATCTAACTCTCCTATGTTAGCTCCTAAATCATTTAATCTTAATCTTAAATCACTTTGAAATTCTTTTAATACTTTAGCAAGATTTTTTGCATCTTTTATGCCTGTAGGTATACCAAGCATTTCATTCATAATTTCTACATCCATTTTACCATCAGCAAAATCTTTAAAAGCATTATCGCTTATATTATTAATGTTTCTAATAAGTTTAGTAATTAAAACATCTTCCAATGCTTCTTGTTTTCCACCAATAGAATCTCTAGTAATTTTAGAAAATTTTTGCATACCAACTAATATTGCTGATACAGCTTCTATAGGATTTATTCTTCCTTCAGATAAATCTACAGCATCAATTACTTTTTGATAAGTATCTAATGCTTTCATGTTGTTTTCTGCTAAATTTCTTTTTTTAAAAATTTGATCGTACTCAAGTTTATCAGCAATTTCTTCTGCTAATATTTTGTCTGTTTTAGATTCTAAATCTTGAAATTTATTTTCTTCAATTTTTATTTTAGCTTCATCTAAAATTTGATTTATTTGTTCGTCTGGCAATAAATCACCAGTTAATCTTTTAACTTCTTTAAAACATTTATTAATTGTTTTTATAGTAACCATTAAGAGTTCCTTTTAGTGCAGTTAGTTCCAGCTTCAATACCTTGTCTAATTGTTTTTTTGTTTTTTATAGATTTATCTATTTTTTCAATTTCAGTTTTATCTGCTATAAATTCTTCACCTAAATTTTCATCTTTAACATCTAATTGTTTTTGTTGTTGTGTATTTCTTAAACTCATATTTTCTGCTTCATTAGCTAATTCTGAATTAGTTTTTTCTATTCTTATTTCTTCTTGTTCTGTTAATGTTTTTTTATTATTTGCATTAACACCAGTTTGGTCTTGCAGTTTAGCATCATCATTTGCTTGTCTTTTAGCTTCAAACAAATCTCTTTCTGTTTTTTGTAAGTTTCTTATATTTTGTAAATATATTTTTGCTGATTTTCTATCACCATTTTCTAAAGAGTTTTTATATAAACTTTTAAATTCTTTAATTTGATCGTCTAACTTATTTAACTGGTCATCACCTGCTCTAGTTTTTTCAACAATAACATTTCCAGTATCTACTTTTTCTCCTTTTAAAACTCTACCTACAGAATGTTTTAATAATGCTTGTTGATTGTCTGGTGAGATTGCTGCTAGTCTTTGATAAATATTTGGCTTACCTCTTGCTTCTGCAATGTAATCTCCCATTCTACCAAAACCAACATGAGCAGCAGAACCTATAAAACCACCAACAGCTATGTTTGTAAAAGAATCATATATATCATAATCTGCTTGTTCTGATTTAGCTACACCATAAACAAGTGGTTCAACAGCTGCGTTACCAACCAAACCTTCTACAAAACCTTTTTTCATTCTAGCTATATTTTTACCAGAACGAGCTACCATATTTGCAAATCTTGCTTGACCAACAACAGGTACGAAAGATGCTCCAATATTTATTGGGTCTACAAAACCTGTAGCAAGAGATTCTAAAAAAAAAAAACTTTTAGCTAATTTAGTATCTGGTCCTCTTGAAATTGTATTTGATCTTTCTAATTCTAATTTTTTTCTTTCAACTAAATAATTAACTACACCTTCTCTAGTATCTTCTTTAAATTGTAATCCTAAACTTCCATATTCTTTATTTAAATCGTCTCTATTTAAATAGGTATTACTTTCTTGATAAGCTTGAATTTGATCTTTTGCTCTAAACACAGAAGATGTAGGGTTATAATTCCAAGCATTATAAAATGTAGCACCAGCCGCATCCCAAAAACCTGTTCTAGTATTATTATATAAAGAACCTATCTCTTGTTTTGATGGTTCAAATGTACCTAGTCCAGTATTTATCATATTATTTTAAATTAGATAATTTATTAGTATCTATTGTTGTGCTAATACCATCTATTGCTGTAGTCATAAGATTTTTATTTTCGCTAGTATTATTATATGCTACTTCTTCAAACTCATAAGCACCTACATCAGATGTGTAAGGTATCATTTCTATATCTTCTCCTGTTACTGGAGCTTTTAATTCTATACCATAAATACCTTTTTCATTAGGTGTATCTGTAAAGAAAAATTCTATTTTATCACCATTAGCATTTACTATTGGATATGTTCCATTTGTAAATTCAGCATTTAAAACAATTCCAGTACCATCAGCATTTATTAACCATTTAGAATGATTTTTAATTGTAAAATCTATTCTTTCTTTTACTTGATCTTCAGTTAAATTTTTTTCTCCTGCTAATGTTGCATAGTGCATATAACCATCCTCACCATGAAAACGATCTATATAATTAGTATCTTCAACCATCATTTTAACTGCTTCAGCTTTTTCTATAATTATATTTTGATTAACAAATTTTCCACCAATATCTGCTGGAACAAAAAAAGTTTGTTCGGGTGAAATTTTATAATCTTTATTAAAATCATTAACTGCTCCATCAACCGCTACATTTATATTTTCTCCATTTTTAACTCTATGTAATGCAGATTTATAAACAGCTTCTTGGATTGACAATAAATAATCAGTTTTTGATTTAGAACCTTCTCCTTGATTTAAAATTACAGTTTCAAAATCACTCATTCCTTTTGCAACACCTTTTTCAATACTATCAAATTTTTTACCAGCTGGTAATCTATTTTTTACAAATTTAGCTAATTCATCTGTAGTTTCTCCAGATAAAATATCTTTAGTTAATTGTTCACTATTGGTACTCATAGCAACAATATATTCAACTGGTAGTTTTTGAGCTTGTAAATGATTTAAAATTTTACCCATATTTTCAGTTCCATATATTACTGATAAACCATCTATAAATTGTTTTTTTTCTATGTAAGGAGTATCTACATTTGTAATTGTAGATATAATTCCATTAATTTCTAAATTAGTTGTTATTCTAACTAAAGATGGGTCTACATTTAATTTTTTTTGTTTTTCAATTAATGATTCTGTTATAAGTTTTCTAGTTTCTAGTTTGCTAGATTCATTGTCATCACTATTCATTTGTTCATACAATGATTGAATGTCAGTATCAGCAATAGTAATATATTTAACAATATCATCTTTCATGTCTTTAGTTCTTTTTGAAAAAACACCTTTATAATAATTTTCTTGTTCAGCAGCTTGTAATGGACCATATAATTCATTACCCTCATCTATAATACCTTTAACAACTTCGTTTACAGTATCATTAGAAGCATTAAGTATTACTGCATTATTATCAATACGATCTTTAGTAAAAGTATCTTCTTGAATCATTTGTTCATATACTTTTACACCTAATACATCTTTTGCCATTTCAAAATCAAATGCTGGTGGTTCTTTACCAAGTTTTATAATTGCTGTACGATTTGTCCATTCTGTATTTAACTGTGGTCTTATTATGTTTCCTGCTTGAGTAATTAATTTTTGTCTTTGGTCATAAGATATATCTGGTAGATAATTTTTATTTTTTAAAAGTGAATATGTTTTTCTTGGAAATTCACTTACATTTTTAAGTCCATCCATTAATTGAATTTCAGCAGGAATACCATTTAACATATTTTTTAATTCTGGAGCAGTTACTCTAGTTTTATAAACATCATTAACTAATTTTTCCATATCTGCTTGTAAAGTTTCTTTGTAAATTCCACCATCTAAAAAGGCTCTTGAAAAATATTTTTTTTTAGTTTCATTAAAAGTATTATCTGCTTGAACTAAAACATTTCTTGATACATCTCTGTTAATTGTAAATATTTGTTTTTGAACTTCACCTAATGCTGAATTTGTAAACATAGTTGCAGTATTTTTATTAGGTGCTAGTGCAGCATATTTTTGTATTAGAGCATTTGATTGTTCTTTATAATAAGCGTTTGCTGCTTGTTTGTTTATTGAATAATTTTCATCTTGATTAATTTTTTCATTTAATAAATTAGATTCAGTTATAAAATCATTTTCTAATTTAAGAGCTGTTGTTCTATCTTGTAAATCATTTTCTTTTATTTGATGTCTAACAACTGCATCTGTTACAGGAGCTAAAGCACCTGCTAGAGTATCATTTAAACTCATTTTAATATTAGATCTAGTACCAACTAATTGTTCTATTGATCCTTGTGCTGTGAATGTAGGAATTTTAGGCATTATGGAGCTACCACCAATCCTTGATTATTAGGTTTAGTACCACCACCGCTATTCATTTTTAATAAACTTGTTCCTGTTTGTGCTATTGTTGATATTTGAGCCATCTTAGCACTATTTCTAGCCATAACACCGCTTATTCTTGCAAAGTTTGCTTCTTCCATTTTATTTGCTGCAGAAACTTCTGAGTTATATTTAATTAAATTTTCTTGTAATTTTGCTTCGTAAGCATTTGAAAGTTCTATATTGTAAGCACTACCAGAACCAATTTGAACTCCAGATTTAGCAAGAGCAACAGTTGTTTCTCCTTCTAATTTTTTAAATTGTTTTTGAAATTGAGCTATATCAAATTCTGCTTTTTGTTCTATTTGTGTTGCTTGACCTTCAAGAACTTGAGCATTTCTATTTTGAACTGATTGATTGTATTTACCAATTTTACCTTGAGCTTGGTATTGTGATGCACCTAATGCACCTACTACTGCCATTTGCCAACTCATTAGAATATCCTCGCA